TAATGATATAGTAGCCTTATAAGTCTGAGGAGCAGCCTGAGTATTCCCCATCATCATTTCATAAAGTCCCAATTGATGGTCAATATCACTTTTAGCATTAGTCTCTCCAGTATAAAGTTCGTTAGGAAGTGGAGTCGGTTGAACAGGCATTGGTGCTCCATCTGTAGGGTCATATGGTATAGCAACACCAGGTTGCGCCCATTTCTCCTCAAAAGTGGACATATCCACACTTCCTTCTGGTACTAATATCTTTGTATTTGTACTAGTTGTTGCATGTGCTACTATCAAAGAACGCATCTTGTTTATATACTCTTGAAGACCTTTAACCATCCTCACATCTGATTGAGGATAAGGAGTTCTTGTATGTAAACTCATAAATGGAATGATAGGGTAATTTTCAAGAGGCAATTCTCTACTATAAAGATGCTTATCACCCATAATCACACACATATGTACTCTTTTAATCTGAACTTGAATAGATGCTATTGCACCTCGTTCAACCATTTCGGCAAATGTTAATTCCTCTGCCTTAACACCTTCTGGTTCAGGCGGTTTCGTATTATCATCATATCCCAAACCATCCATCAATTGTTTTGTTTGAGCTTTCTTTTGCTTTAAAGCCATTTCTATTTGCTGAATAAGTTGCATAGCTTTCTTTTGATCAGTAATAATTTGACCTTGTATAACCCAAGCCGGTTTTTCTAAATATTCAGCATACTCTTCTTCATTAAATAAATGTTCTTTTCCACTAAACTTTTCATATACTCTAAATTTATTAACCATATATTTATAGTATCTCTCATAACCACGAATGTATTCAGTATCTTCAGTTCTATCTACATCCTCTGGAAAATGAACAGCAGAATCATCCGCTCTCCCAGTTTCCGGTCTATTATGATCAAAATCAGAAGTAGTATTATTAGCATTTTTTATAGATTTCTCATACATAGGATATAAGCTAGCAGCTTGCTCTTTAGTAAATAATCTAGAAATAATTATATTTTCCGCATCTTCAAAAAACTTATCCCTACTATTAGGGTCAACATAAACATCAAGAGGGTCTATATCATGAATACAAACCTCACCCTTGCCCATGTCCATCATAGGGTCTTGATATACATGAATATATCCTAAACCCATAACATAATAGTCGTCAATCATTCGACGTATTACTGACCTACCATCAGAGATATCATACATATAAGATAACATCGCTGACATTACAGTTGCCACTTTATTGTCCGAATCTTCTCTAGGAGCAACCCTAAAGGAAGGTCTATTAGCAGTCATTAATGCTTTTGCAGCTTCAACAGCTGGATGTATTCTATTAACGACTATAGGAGCTTGGCCCCTAGCCTTAAGAGTTTCTTCTTGTTCTTCCGTCCACTGACGACCTAACCTAAACTCTTTATCTTCCTTGGCATGTTGCGCCCAATTATCACGCTTCTTGCCATATTTCTGCCATAGATCTACTGTTTCGTCAACTAAAGGTTTACCTGAAAGCTTCTTTTTAGCCGAATATGCCATATACTAAATATACTCCTTACATAGTAAGCCAGTCAAGAAATTTCTTTTTTACTTTCTTTCCGGCTTTTTCACTATCAAAATCTTTTAAGCGACATGGTTTTGCTCCATACAATGCCGTCCATATTGCATCCATTACATCATCATGTTTGCCGCGAGGATATGATAAAAATTCTTGTTGTGGTTTTATATCTTCAGGTCTAAAATAGAATTTACCCCTAGCAAACATAGGAACTAAGGATAATAATCGTTCTGATTTTCTTGTTCTGGGTTTAACTCCCTTCTCTAATCCAGGTATATATAACCCATCTTCCTTCATTATTTCTCTGACCCCAGTTCTTAAAGCTTCTTGATAGCCAGTGGTTTCAATTTTTATTCGCCTTGGTCTAAATTTCTTGTAAACATCTATTATTTTCTGAGGTTGTTCTGATGGAGACATTCTATCTCTCACCATATCTACAATATACTTATTATCTTCATTATCTACTGCTATAGTAGCAATAGCAAAATAATCTGCTCTAGCCGATAGACTACTAGCAGGATCTACTCCAGAATATACTTCTACGGGTATTACCTTCTCTTCTTCACCTGTATCTCGTACTAAACATCCCTGTCCCTGTCTTATCTCAAAATCATAATGATGCATTTTAACCCATTCTGGTTTAAAAGGTGCATTATCAGGAGATTGGGCAATATTCATATATTCCTGATAGAAACCATTAAGATTTCCAATACTTGAAAATTCTTCCTTTATTTGCAATATTCGTTCTTTAGGGAATCTATCTGGCCATAAACTCTTCTCATCATCATCCCAAATAGAATACCACAGCACATTCCATGCAGAACTCTCTTTTATCCAATATAGGAAACAATCCTCGGATATAACCGTACCTATTAACACTAATTTACCCTCATCAGACAAAGAAGGAATAACTGCTTCTGTCATCCATTTCTTATTCTTAGCACGAGCCTCAGGGGTAAATGCATTTAGTTCAGATTCGAAATCATCCACTACAATTAAGTTAGGACGGGTATCACCCTCGATAAAACCTCTAACTCTTTGTCCAGTACCCACTGCCACTATACGAGTACCATTTGAAAGTATTATATCATTATTAGTCCATCTTTTAGCAGTCATTGGTCCCATATCACCAAATAGAGACCTAAACTCATTAGACATTGCTAAATGATACTTAATACGACTTAAAAAATTAATAGATTGTGTTTGAGACTCAGATATGATAACTATAAACAAATCTTCGTCACTTCGTTTAAAAGCAGCTTTCCACAAGGGATATATCAATGAAGTCGTTGTACTCTTTGCTGTGCCACGAGGGGCCGCTATTGCGACCCTTCGCTTGTCGTTATTTTTGAGGGCACGATAAATATCGTGATGAAAGGGGGGTATTTCCTTTCGGAGGGCTGTTGGGAAGCAGTGCCTTCCAAACAAAGCCATATTTTTATATAACCGATTTAATACTTGTTTACGGGCATATTTTTCTTCATAATCACTCATCTTAATTATTTACCAATTAAAGTAATTTTTTTTCCCTAAACCACGCCATATAATTTCAATTTGCTCTTCTGTAGGATTTTTAGTTTTAAATCTTCGTTGAGCAATTTTTATTAAAGCATCTACTTCAGCTTCAGGCATCATTGACCTCCTCAATTCTTCAGGTTCAGGTTGGTTTGAAATCTTTGATTTTGGAGTTACCTTTCCTCGTGATCTTTTTAGTTGTTTCTCCCACATTTTTTGTGCAGCTTTTTGAACATCATTAGGTTTAAATCCAAGTTTTAATGCTTGTTTGGCCCCTATTCGAGGGCTACTATAACTCTGCATTAATTTCATGATTGTTTTTACTAAACTACTCATCTATCTCTTCAACAGTACTTGTTTGAGCGGTTATTCTCTTTTCTTCTGTAAGCAGCTCATCTAAGAGTTGAGTACTACTATGAGCCTCAATCTTATCTGTAGTCTTTAAGAGGTGCTTATCTTTCATTCCATGCATATCCTGTAGGTTTTCTACAGCACGCATTAAATTAGTTACATCTTTCTTATCACTTGCCATAGATATCGTCCGTTCCAATAGATCAAGGGTGTAATCCTCTGTTAATCCGTGGTCTGATAATATCTTAGTTAATTCATCTCTTACCATAACTTTAAAGGTCTCCGATTTCATTGTTCGGGTCCATTTTCTTCTTTCTTGGTCAGTAACGGCTCCCATAGCCCATTCTATTGCTAAATCGTAATCTGGCTTCAATGCGAACATCATTGCTAGATTCTTCATCTTATCCTGACCTGCTTGAACCTCTATATAGCTTTTCCCTGTAAAAGTAACATTAGTTTTCCTCCCACGTACATTAAGCCGTTTAGAAGGGTATTTATGATTAAAAAAGGTATAGCCCCAAGGAAAACGCAAATATGTATTAGGAGTGGCATGATTAGATGTATACTCCCTCTTGCTGATGACTTTCGCAACATACTTATCATCGCTAATTGCATAATCACCTTCCTCGGCTTTTTTCCAGTATTTATAGTCAATCCCCTTTTCCTTGGCTTCATCTTCTTTGTATATCTTATAAGAAACCCTTCCCTGGTCTCTATGATTGATATTTATGG